TCGAAGTATCGGCAGTAGTAAGAACGAAGGTTGTATTTCGTGCAGTAGTACCCCAGTTAGTTCCGACTGTAGGGTGCTTCAACCACCAGATATAATTTGAGGTGTTATTGATAACGGTTTTGTAATAGTTGTTAGTACCGTTCGACAAACGAGCGTCAGAAGCCTTAGAAACGAAAGCGAATTTCTCTAATACCGTACCAACAGTACCTGTCCAAAGACCAAGAGCGTCAATCACGATAACGTGCATTTCGTCATTTAAACCGCCAACGGATTCGGCATATGATGATCTTGTAGGAGCAGCGTTAAATTGTCCCTTGTAAACCCAAGTTGCATACGATGCTGAGTCAGCCATAGAAACTGTAATCGAGTTACCAAGCACGCCTGGATATTTCGCAGCCCATTCGCCGTTCAGCGTAGCAGTGCCACCAAGGTATGTAGTTTCGTAATCAGTAATGTTATTGATCTTAACACCACCAAGTTCAGTCAATAGAATGGTCCAGACGAGAGTGCCAGCACCAACGCCAGTAAGAGTAACCGTTGGTACTGTTATATATCCACTTCCAGGATTTACAATAGTTATAGTAGGATTACCTGCTGTGACGCTAGAAACAATTGCTGTGGCCTGAACGCCGCCAGCAGGAGGCGCAGTAATATTAACAGTAGTGGTAGCTGCAACCCAACCAGTTCCGCCAGTAACAGTAATACTCAATAAACCCTTAGTTGTAGTCGTTACAGCATTACGCGCATCACGTGCGTTTGCACGAACAACTTTAAGGTTATTTGTATACGACAAGAAGTTCGACGCTGTGAAAAATGAAGTAAAGTTTAAGTCATTTGGTTTACCGAAAAGGTTGACCAAATCATTTTCAGAAGAAACGGTTACAGGATAAAGCACTGGTCCCCATGAAAACATGCCAGCAAATGCGCCAGCCGAAGTAGAAACTGCTGGAATGATTGACGAGTAATCTTTTTCGATTACGGCAACCCCAGGTGATAGTTGAAATGGCATATTAAATCTCCTTAATGCATTGACATGTTATGAATTTTGTACACTACAATTTATTTATAATTTTCGAGTTTTCAGAAGTTCAATAAAGGAGGCTCTATTTCAGGCGATCCATCATTAAACCAACCCAAAGGGGTCATGTGTTCTTCAATCTCACGTATGTGTTGCTTATACATCATTTCTCTTAGGTTTACGTTATTTAAATCCTTGAAATATGGATTCGTAGTCAACCAAGAGAATAATACTAACGTCATTACTAAATCGTCATGATATCCATCATCAGCTGAATATGATCCACGCTTTTCTATGAATGTGGATATCTCAGAAATCGTATCTACGTCGTTGATTAGTAACTTACCTTCTTCAACCAGCGACTTAAAATTATGGCAACCGATACGTTTGACTTTCTTATCAGTCATAACGCCCAGTTGTGTCTTGCCTCCACCAAATCCGCCCGAGGCAACCTGACCCTTAACGCTCCTAGAAATAAACAGAATATTCTCATATTCCAATTCATCATGAAGAATCGAAGCCACCTGCTCTGACTTATTTATCTCAACAAGAACATAAGCCTCATTATATTCTCCGGCAATCTTATGGATTACGTTTGGATATAACATGGGGCTTATCTTGTTGCTTCTATATTTAGCTGCCATTTTATATGGTATCTCAGTGATATCAATAACAGTGAACGCAGAATAATCTCCACCAACGCCTTCTGCCGTATCGGCCACTAGAACGTAAGTGTTACCCTTTTCGATTAACTCACCCTCTGAATTTTTAACGGGTTTCACTGGCGCTCTTATTACATCAAGTCCATCTTTACTGTAGACGTAATTCATTGGAATCATTGAACCAAATGCCTCGGCATTGATAAGCGTAAGGGATGATCCCAAGAAGTTACATTCAACCTCTTGTGTAAATTTAAGATCACCAAGCAACTGACGCTGAGCCTTCGCCCAATTATCATCTCTATTAGGATGATCTTGCCATCTTACTCTTAGCGGTATAAATCCATTTGTCTTATCTTCCGCGCCCTGCCAATATCTCCAGAAGTGATTATATCCAAGTGGAGTTGATGTTAATACAACCTTTGTAGTTGTGCCAGAAGAAATCGTAGGGTAAGTTGACGCAAAGAAGTCATCAGCCACAGTATTAGGTATAATTGCGCACTCATCCACATACAAGAAGTTTACCGAGCGTCCGCGGATACCCGCTGCCGTAGTGGCTGAGGCAAACACCTTTGATCTATTTTCAAGCTCAATATCGCCCTTGTTCCATGTCTTGACGCCCTGTTGGAGCCAGTCAGGTAAAGTTTCGTACATCATTTGATAACGATTCAAAACTTCCATGGCCGCTGGCTTTTTATTGGCCAGAATAGCAACCGTCTTAACTTCATTGAATAGTGTATAGTGTAGAATATACGCAGCCACAACCTGAGTCTTTCCCGACTGACGAGGTTGCATGGAGATTACTCTATTCTTATTATGCATCGTATTGATAAAATTTATCTGATACGAAAACAATTCAAAAGGGATCAATCCCTGGTCAAGTGAAACGATCTTACAGTATGTCTTGATAAAGTATACCGGATCATTTTTACATTTAACATATTCCTTTAATTGTTCTTCCGTATAATTTACGGGAACGCCAATGGCTTTAAGGTTTATGTTAGAGTTATAGATTTTTGCCACTAGATGTTCTCATCCCAATTTTCATTTATAACCGAAGTCGTAGGATTACCCTGAGCAAAGTAATTCGCCTGTGATGTGTTGATATTTACCGTTTCGATAATACCAGATTCCGATACAGGACCAAACAGACTAGTCTTCATTGTGAATGATAGCGTATAGGTTACAAACCTTCTTGTCTGAAAATCACCATCATACTCATCCTGAACGTTCACACTATTCAGAATCACCGGAACGTCAATAAACGTTTGTGTCTCCGGAATAACCTTCACCGACATGTTATAGTCAGGTGTAAAGAAAGGTAGAATTTGTTCAACGATCTGTAACCCATCTTCCTGAGTCTTTGTCAATACATACAAAGAAACGTCAAGGTTATATGGGATTGCCGTGTGAACACTGGTCATCTGATCCAATTCGTTATAGCAAGTAATCTTATTCATACGATTCAATTTTCTTGAAGCGTCATAAGACATGCCCGTTATCTCAAAGGACATTCTTGGTAAGGTAGTATATGTGTGATTGTTGAGATCTGGATCTTGATCAATACGCACTACCCACTTTTCCTTTGGCGCATACGCAATAGGAATAGCGATAGTCTGTAGGGTCGTAGCATCAAGTTTACGTTCAATGCTAATGTTACTGAATAGATTACCGAATGTAACGATTGATTTACGAATTGACCCATGATAAAATGGTGTGTTAAACATTATACATCACCAAACGGGTTGTTAGCATTAAATACGACTCCAACTTTTTCTTCTTTAAACTTATTGTTATCGCCGAATGATTCTGGTTCGTCGACATCCGGTTGTTTAGTTGTATCAAAAGTTTTGAGGGTTTCAAACACATCAATCTCTGGTACGCCAGTGGTGATACGTTCCGAGGCGTATTGGAATAATTCTATATTGAGCTTGTACACATACAACTTACCCAATTGATAGAAAGGGTCTTGATGCTGACGAATTTTAATCTCAAACATGCCACCACTCAAGGGGAAGTATAACAGATCACCCTCGCAAGGACGATTCGGTAATTGAGCTTGACCAAACCTTCCGACAAGTTGTTCCCAACGCCTTCGGGCTAAAGTAAGTGTGGCGGATTGTTCCATCATCAAACCAAACTTTTGAATGAACGCGCCCTGACCCTCAAACCCATCAACCGTTTCAAGGTACATTTCGATTGGATAAGCAGTCTTGAATTCAGACAAACGATCTTCCCCAAGAATTTCATCCTTGGCAATAAGGGTTCTGGGGATATAGTAGAAGTCCTGTCCCCAGATGGAAATTGATTCAATAATCAAATCTTCCAATAGGAACTGTTCGTTCTTTGAACCCTGACCGAAGTAAATGTTTCTGGCCATGATTAACCAGTAAAGAACTGAAGTGGAGCGGATTTATTCATCAGAT